AAATATTTTGTCAAAGTTTTCGTCAAATGTTGCTGATTTAAGTTTAGTTACGATCCTATCGCCCGTTATATCGTTTGTACTCATTGCCAACTCCATCCAATTTCAGTAGCCGCCCATGCCTCTATTTTCATTTGATAATCCGCCATTTCGTTAGTGTTAAGTTTCGTAGTAGAAGTTATTGATATTATTGATTCGTTATTAATAACACGCTCTGTCTTTAAAAATTTATAACCCATCAATTCGTGTACATCCTCACCGCTTAAACCAATATGATCACCAATGCTTTGATATAACGACCAGAGGCGTGAGTTTTGCTCTAGCGTTCTTTTGTCTTTCCTTGGTCTAACATGGATCTCATAATCATGAATATTATCTATTTCATTTATCTTTGCTTGCAGATACGGTAAGTTTGTCTTTGATGGCATCCAAGTGAAGCTGTTTAAGTTCTTTGACATCCTGCGATTTCCCTAAAAATTTATTGCCTTGCCATAACTGATAAATCCATACCCCATAAACCAATGATTTTGAGATTGTGAATCCATCAGTGGATAAATAGTATTTTCCCTCTTGTTTCCATTTAACGATCAAGATGTAAACTTTTTATCAAATGGTTAATATGTTTAGGTATAGGATATTTACCAGATTCCCATTTAGCAACGCAATCTATCGTTCTAAATACAAGGTTAGCAAACTCTTTTTGAGTTAAGCCTAAATGCTGTCTGGCTTGCTTTAATTCTAAATGTGTCATTGTTTTCTCATTAATTAAACATAAATACACTATATATAATATTTATATTCTAGTCAATGTTCATTACACTTTTTGCTATTTCCACCGATGTATCTGGAAATAAGTGCGGATTGTTTAAGATCCTTTCAGTCCATGCACGAAAGTCTTGCTTAGGCTTTATCTTTTCTTTGATCAACTTATTCATTCGCTCAATATTAGCCTTAGTTTCAGCAGTAGCTACTGGGGCTGGCAAGGCATGATATTCAGACTCTCTAGGTTTGCATATCTGGATAATGTCAGCAGGCTGTGGCAACTTGTTTGGTGTATCCGTATATAGATCAAACGCCCTGCTTACAATATTAAAATCAAATCGCTCTAACTTATGCCACCAGATCCGTAGAATCTCTTTGTCTGGTTGTTGTTTTCCATAAATTGTAAATACAGCATCAATCATATTCTTAAATGCTTTTTTGTCTGATTCGATCATGATGTACCCCTAAAATGGTGATTGCTCTATTGGTTGAGGATCGCTGTACCTGCCTTGATTAAGATAGGTTGCAGGGTTTGGAATAAATTGCCCGTCATTCCTGCGCCATTGATCCGATTCTTTTTGCCATGATAATGCACTAATTACCTCATCAACATTTAGCTTTAGTTTATTCCATGATTTCCTAGCCGCCTCTTTACCAACTTTTTTTGGATAAAAATTCCAGAACTCATCAAACCCATCATCTAGCACTTTAGTGCGTAAGGGTTTTTCTATTCTATTCTGTTCTATTCTATTCTTATCTGCCGTGATGAAATCTGATGGCGTCATGATGGCGTCATGACGATCAGTGTTGATTGCCGTATCATAGTGTTGCTTAATGTCTTGAATCAGCCCTCTCATCTTGGGATTGCTGGTAGCAGAACTCATCAAACGCTTGGCAACTTTAAGACAAGTTATCTTGCCGTTATCATGCTCAAACAAGCCTACGGAAATAAATCTTTTCATCATTTCCTCTACTTTTTGTGGTGTTGATCCAGTATTACGGGCAATTACTTTGGCATCATGCTTTAACTCAAATGTGATGTTATCTGCCGATACCTTGCCAACAATCAACTCGATGCAATACCAATACAAACCATAGCCCTCTAAGCCGTAGTCTAATAAAACATCTTGCAACTTCTCATCTAGGTTTGCATTTGAATCATGTCTAAACCATTCCATATATTTGCCCCATAAAAAAGCCCTAGACATTACTCTCATCTTTTTTAGAGATGTTGGCGGACTGGCTAGTACCAGCAGAGTAATGACTAAGGCTTACTAGATAATCACCGCCAAGTGATTTGTTGATATTACTTAAACATCTCGATCATGTAAATAGTTGTTAATAGCTGTCTGGGCTTCAGTAAAGCCATAACAAACTTTTGCCTTATAGCCAGCCTTATTAGCCGCCAGCATAAATTTGTTTTGCTCTACCGATACTTTGCCATTGATCGACTTCATCTCAATAAATAAGCCGTTATAAACTGCATTGGCACTCATTAAAAATAAATCCGATACCCCAGCAAGCACTCCCTCATTTTTTAGCTTTACGGCAGTTACCTTATTCCTCATTCCGCCATTTGGTATTGCAAACATAATCAAATGTGGGTATTGCAATCTAAACCAACAGATAACCATCTTTTGCTCTTGATGTTCATTAAACTCCATTTTCAAGTTCTTTTAACATCTCAATGAAGTGAATGGCTTTGTCCAGATCTTGAATCCCACCTTTATTACGCCAGCGAGTAACATACTTAATAACGCATCCCTCAATGTACGGAATGTTGTTAGCATGGTTATACATTACAGGTTGAATAGCCAACTTTTTATAATGATCACCGCCCACTTGTTGATCTAATGAATCAGTCATGTTTGCCCCTAGAATGGAATATCATCTTTGATGTCATCAAAACTTACCTCTGGCTCTTTAGCTTGCGCTACATTGCCATCTTTTGCCATAGGCAATCTCATGTGAATCCAACCATCAAAATTAATCGGCAATGCCTCGATCAGTAGAGAAGTGCCACCTTTTTTGTTATCCATTGCTACGCCAACTTTTTGGAATCGAGTTTTAACTTGACCATCTTTAGTTTTGTACTCGCCAGTTACCGCAATTAATTCATGTGTTACAGCCATAATATTTCCTTTATTTAATATTTATTTAAAAACTGAACTATGTCCGCAATTTTTCTTTGTGAACGGAGTTGTTAAAGCAACACTTTCAGGTAATTTCATTTTTACTATTCTATAATGTAAGGCAGCAGGACTAGTGTTTAATTTTTTAGCCCAATCTGACAAATTCATTGTTTCACCATTAAAAGATAGCATTATTATTGAAGATCTATTGTTATTTTGTTCTTTTATTGTTGACCATTTGCAGTTTGACGGCTCATAATTGCCTTTGCTATCAATCCTATCAAGAGTTTGACCTTCAGGTCTTTCTCCCATGTCCTCAATAAAATTATCAATACTTTTTACCCATCTATCGCATACTGTAATCCCCCTTTCACCGTAATATTTATAACTAATATTTGATTTATTTGAACATCTTTGAATCATAGCCCTCCAAAGATCATAAATTTTTTTGCTATGTTTTCTCATTAGCGAATCTCCAATCTTTCCGCTTGCTCAAGATGAGCGCCATTTACTACATTGCCAGACTTTAACTGCTCACTTATCGCTTTTTTATCTGGATAAGGGGCAGGCGGATCTGGAAATACATAAAACTCGTTCGGTATAGCCCCAGCATCATCAATAACAACGCTAGGCGGGTTTTTCTTAATTGTTAAGGCAAAGTATGGGCTTTCAATTTTTGTGATCCCACAGCGCACCATATTCTGTTTTAAGTACAACTTCATTGCCTCTGTTTTGTTTTCTATTGCTTTACGCCTTTCCGCCATGTCTTTTTCTGCCTGCTTGATTGCCTCGGCAGTAACTTCAAGATTGCGGATAAACATAGCCACATTGATTGACTTAGCCTCTAAATCACCAGATAAGCCCTCTAGGGTATCGGCAATAGTTTGTTGATCATAATCAGACTCGATCAGCTTGATCTGGGCTAACTGGTACTCGTTACTCAATTCGTATAATGAAGCCATTATTTGATCCTCGGCATAGGGCGTGATAGCAAATACTTATGCCCCATAGTTTTGATTAATTCGGCAACTTTAGCCTCACGATTCTTGACAGCATCAAAGTCTGTTTTGATAACCCCGTAGAGGCTATCGATAGTACCGCCATTATTGGATAATATATTTAGCAACATGGCAGGTTTCCTCGAATTGGTTTTTGACATCAACATAGGCAGTTTCAATTTTTACCCCTTGTTTTCTTAATTTATAAATGCAATCAGACAATCGATAGATCCCTAATTCAGTCCATGCAACTAATGGAGTTATTGATCCATAACGATTTAGGTATGCGTGTAAACGCTCATACTGTTTCATATTATTTGCCCTCTAACTGTGATTTAAGTTTGTCGTAAGCAGATTTAATTTCATTCTGCAACTTCACATCTTTGCCCACCATTTTCCATGCTACGCCAAATGATGTTTTAAGATCCTCAAGAGTTTTAGCCTGTTTCATGCCATTGATCATAGGATCTGTATCAACTTCAACAGTAGGCAGATCCTCACCAGCGTAAATGTATATAGCAAGCCCAAACATCGCCAGATTCTTAACGAGGCATCGCATAAGAGTTTTATTCACATCAAACATATCGAAAGCATCACAGGTTTTCTCTGCAAATTTAGTTTTGTAAACATAAGCCTCACGCTTCATTGCTTTATTTGCGCCATCCATAACTGGCAACCACATCTCATGAGTCATGCCATTGGCGGTAACTTCCGTATAAACCATTACGCCAGCATCACTAGCAAAATAAGGTAAGCCACAATCTGTTTTGATTACTTTGTAGGTTGCATCTGGGTAAGCCTTTTTAAAAGTATCCCACGCCCAAGCCCATGAGAGATAAGTTAGTCCAGCTTTGGTTTCGGTATGATCATTTACATTGATCTCGCTCATTTTTTGGTATGTCATTTTTTTGCCCTCTGTTGTAGTTTCCAAATATTCCTGCTCTTTTTGTACTGTTTCGTAGAATTGTTGTTGGCTCATTACTCATCCCACCCAAATAACTTTGCTAAAACTTCAGCAAATACAAGCAACCAACCAAACGCACTTAAGCCAATCAATAGAATTAATAAGTTGTCCATGTTAAATCCTCTCAATCTCAATGAGTTGATCAATGATCTGATCAATGCAACGATCAGCTAAGATATCTTGGATGTCTTGTGTATCGCCAGCTATTTCAATGGCGTTAATGTCAATCTCATATTCGGTTGGGCTATCGCCAGTACCAAACGGATCATTAGTGATGGTGCAATCGTAATAAACATCAAGATCAACACCGCAGATAGTAAGAGTTTGTAAGCCCATTTCGTTTCCTTTTCGTTTCGGTAGCAAGTCGCTACAAGTTCATATTATAGAATAATTATACGGCAGTCAATTATTGTGATTGATATTTTGCAATAAACTTTTTTAGGGCTTTGACTTCACCTAATGCCCAGTTGCGGTTACATGGATCATCCTCATCCTCACCGATCAAGGCAGTAAAGTTAATATGCCCATCCTCGTAAAAGCAAGATAGCACATACCTAGCTTCATGCACCAACTCATCATCAGTGTAATCGCTGATCTCGCACTTATCATCAGTGCTTATGTTTTCTAAGCTGACCATTAATTCATCAGACCAGTAGATATCTTTTAAAATTTGTCGCTCACTCATTTTCGTTTCCTTTTCGTTTAAGTAATTTACCAGCTATCAGTATGACAAACACAATCAGCATCACATTTTTGAATAAATGTAGCCTGTGATAAAACATCTTTTACAGTATCGCCAGCAATAGCATGAATACCATCTACTGAAAAGCCCTCATGCAATAAAATTTCATAAGGCTCACCAATAACTTTATCTAGCATAAAGTCATAAACATCTGGGTTACTGTCAATTAATTTTTGTAAAACTTTGCTCATAATCGTTTCCTATCGTTTCAAAGTAGGGGCTTGCGCCCCTGTGAGTTTAGTAATTTACAACTTGACCAGTAAACACATCTACAACTGTTTCGCCAGCAAAGGCATTTTGCATCTCTGCTCTTTCCTCTGCGGAATAACCGTATTTTTGACGGTTAGCTATGTACTGTATTAAAAATTCCTCATCCTCAATTTTACGAGCAGACATTGAGCGTAATACTTGCTCTTGACAGATTAAGTCTGCTAACAAAAATTCAGTCAAAATATCGCTTGGTGGCACTGAATCGTTTGATTTCCAACGAACTACATCATTGTTATCTACATAAAATTCGTTTGCGTATTTGTGTGTCATTTTTAAGTTTCCTTTAAGTTTCCGTTTGTGTGTTGCCGAACCACAACTGCATAATATATAAACTTTATAGGTAATGCAAGCACTTTATGCAAAATAATTAAAAATAATTTGCAGGCAAAAAAAATCCCACCGAAGTGGGAATGTTTAAACAAATGTTTAGACTATTTGTTCATTACATAGAGAGTAACTTCAAAGCCAAAACGCATTTCCGTAGCTGATGGAGTTGTCCACATGGTATATCTCCTTAAGTCGATTGAGTGTACACATCGATGTGCACATGTACACATTCTGCTCTTTTATAAACACGATGCAATACGGAAAACCATTATTTATGCCGCTTGGCTTGTAACTTGCCATAGAACCTAGCATTTTTATCTGATCGCCTAACCTTAAAATGCCTGCCTATCCATAAGGCTTTGCCATTTAGCCGCTTCATTTGCCACAGTATCATTTGAGCATATCCGAGTTAATAGTTAATCGACTGACCTCGCCAAACTCT